CAAAGGCATGAGTCTGTTCAGGTAATAAGTTATCAACATTATCAACAGTAATAGTTGATGCTTGGTCTTCAGGCAATAAAGTCTGAAGCCACTCAACTTGGATAGGCTTTACTCGTCTACGTAGTTTTTTTATTTTCTTTTGATTCATATTATTTCCATGCTGTAAATTCCATATAAGGTATTTCTTTATGTGTTTCAGGCAACCATTCTACCATACTTTTCACATCTTGTAAAGTCCAGTTAGTTGCTTTTGTTTCTCCCTCATCATCATGAGATAACAATAAGGCTTTACCGGCATAGTTAGCACCAATCTCTACCATTCTAAAGTATCTTTGATTGTCTATAATTAAACCCTCATCATCAATATACATATCTTCATGGGGTGTAAGTCTAACACAATCAAAAGTTCTACACTCAACTAAAGAGTAAATCTCTCTATAGTCTCCTGTGTATTCAGTCTCCTTGATTGTTTGGTCAAATGGATTTATTAGTATTGCTTTCATATTTTTCTCCTTTTAATATATTGCTCCGTTATAAAATCTATTCTCGGCTATGAATCCAAGTATCTCATCTCTGTCATCGTCTTCATGTAAACCATAAACATCACAGATGATTTGGATATCTTCTTCAAGTAAGCCTTGTTGGTCTAAGTCTAGAACTTCCTCAAAGATTTGTTCTAGTGCTTGATTGTTAGTTGTGTTGCTCATATTACCTCCTATACTGTATGTATCACAAAGCCACTCATATCTTTCTTGGCTTTACCTTTTGCTTTTAGACCTACAATAACATTCTGTTTGTCTAAAAATCTTAAGTCTGTTTCATCTCCATTGACTACTTCTCTGCCTTTGAAATGTATAGGCATATCACCATTGAAGACTACTGCTATGTTGTATGCAATCTTGTCAAACCAATTTGCATACTTCATGTTAGCTTCTGAATAGCTCCATGTCAAGTGATAGTTTTTATAATCAGATACTTTTCTTGTAGGTATCTTGGTGTAATCATAAAACTGAACATCAGGAAACATCTCAAAGATATTCTGTTCATTGACTTTGATAGTCTCCCATTGTATATCACTAGTGCCATTGAGTCTTATGCAAGGAAGCTTGTCTTTATTGCTACAATATCTTACAAACTTTGTGATATCTGAAATCAAATATTCCATAAAAATATCTTTAGCTTCTAAGAATAATTTAGTCTTACGTTTCCTAGCTTCTTGGATTACATTAGTAGTCTCACCTTTCTTCATAATGCCACCCCTACCTGCTGTATTGAGACAGGCTTCCTTACACCCTGCAATATCTTGATAAGGACATATCTTAGTATTGATTGGACTAAGGTGCATGATAGCAGTTAAGTAATCACTTACTACCTCGCCTTTCTTAGTCTTTGGATTGTTAAAACTTAGCAGTTGATAGCTCATAGGTTCTCCATTCTTTTAGGTAAAACAAATACTGAATGACAATAAGAACAACATCTACCTTCTGCATAAGGCTCAGCATTCTCTCCTTGATTCCAATATACTTTACCATCTTCTGTTTTCTTTTGTTCTATGTCACCCTCACAGATAACACATTCTAATATTTCATCAAACATATCTATCTCCTATATTGATAATAAACTATCTACTATATTATGTAAAATAACTTTTAATTCTTTTATATCTTTAGCATCTGTTATAAGTTTTCTAAAGTCTCCATGCTCTCCATATTGCAAAGCATCTTCTATCATTAATCTGACTTCTTTTTTAACTTCGTCATGTATTTCTATATACATATTTAGTCCTCCTCTGGATATTGTTCTTCATAACTTTTAAATCTCACTACTGTTGGTTTGTGTAGCAAGTCCTCAAAGTGATAAAAGTAATCTTCATTTCTATTAGCTATGTGTTGATTCTCATCACTATGTGCATATCTAATAGCCTGTCTTTCACTATCAGCATCAACTTCAATAGTTGCTATGTAGTGTCTTTCTATTTCTATTAAGTAAGTTCCCTCTTTACTCATAATATTCTCCATATATTTTTAGTTAAAATTAAATGCCTTACCCTCGTTTAGCATCATGAGTACACAAGGGCAAGGACTTTGTTTTAGTGTGTTGGACGATGGGTTCTAGCACTCATTCCAACCTTTATCTTACGACCACTTCTAAGGATTTTACAGTAAGCTCATCTTACACTAAAATTTAGTGGGCAGTTGGGTTAACAAAGATACCCCGAATTTAATCTAGGCTTTACACTTTGGATAGTTCATTAACTGCTAATTTCCCTATCAACCCTCGCACTAAATCTTTTAAGCACCAAATTGACTAGCAACATCATCAATGATAGTTGATAGTTTATCTTTCCAATCAGGTGATATAAGTGCTATTGCTAACTTTCTTTCAATGTCTCGCATTGTATTCCAACTGTCCTCAGTCCAACTAAGTTGACCTGAATTATTATAATATGAACCTACAGTAGAAAGCTGAAAGCTATTTTTATTTATTTTCTCATTGAACTGTCTAACACTTTCACCTATATTATCTCTAAGTTCTTTCATAGTTTTATTTAACTCATCACTTTGTTTTTGTAAAGTGGCTAGTTCATCTACTATAGATTTTATAGCTTTATAGTCTTTAGTTTTTTCTAGTTCCTCTTGGATACTGCCATGTGTTGCCTGTATCTTTTGATAGATTTCAGTAGCTATTGCTTCTTGTTCAAATTTTCTCATCTGTGTCATAATTATCTCCATAAATTATTAGTTAATAAAAAGGCACTTTTAAGTGATACCTAGCACTAAAGTTTTTAAGAAAACAACCTAGCAAATCTAAGTTTCATTCTTCCAAAGAAACTACCTGTCATTAAGATTTGATAGTCTTTGAGAGCTTCTAAAACTTCTTGGACATCTAGATTATTAGCCACTTCAAGTATCTGCATACCTTTGTTGTCCTTACCTAGTGGTGTAGGTCTTACAAAGTGCAGAGGTTTTGAAGGATTACCTCTTTGTTGATAGATTGAAACTTTACCTGAATGATATCCTAAAAAGGTATCACCAACAGTAGTTTCATTTCTTTCTTTATTTTTTCTTACTCTAACTATATTTACTCCAAGTGAGTTAGCAAAGTTCCAAATTGCTTTCTCGCCCATAGTAGCTCTATCATAGATAGATTTTACAGTTTTAGTATCACGTTTTCCATATACATATTTAGCCATTTATATCTCCTATTTATAATGGTGGGTTTAATTTAACAGAGACTGTATAGCCTTCTGTCATGCTTTCAAAGTTTGATAATACTTCATTGACTTCATCTTTCAATGAATTTACTTCATACTTTAAATCGTCTTTAAGATTTTCAATATCAATAGATTCTATTTCATCAACTCTCATTTCTAATTCACCTAAATTATATTCAAGACTTTCTTGTTCATATTTTAGGTCATCACATTTAGATTCTAAATCTCTAATGCGTTCAAAAGCATATTCAACTTCTGATAAAGCAGTATTGCTATCAATAATTCCAAGCCATTTTTGTATTAGTTTTTTCATATCTATCTCCTTTTTATTTTAAGTTTAACCTGTTTGATACTGCTCTAATCTTTCTCTCAAAGCACCATCGTTAGTTTTTTCTAAAGCCAAATGAATTAATCTAGGCTCAATTCTAAGTAGTCTTGGAAAGTTAAAGCCATCGCAATTTAATATTGCTGATACAACTCTGTCCCAATTATTTTCTTCAAGACCTTTAGTAATTGCTAAAGCTCTAGTATCTGCCATACCTCTATCAATCAAAGACAAAGCAAAATAATTAGTATTATCGTCTGTTATTGGTGAATGTCTAAATGTTTTTATCATATCTATCTCCTATACTGTTGGGTTAATATCTTCAGCTAATTCATTATTAGCTTCAATTGTTTCTGATTTTAATTCTTGTTCGTTCATAAAATCAAGAAAGTCTAAGTGGTCTATATCGTCCATAATATCTCCTATATTTATGAGACTTTGAAGTCTCGGTTGGTTGCTGACCGACAAATTATAGCAACTTGCCGAGCAGATGTCAAGGGTTCTTAACAAATTTAAAGTATATATTTATATTTAAAATTGCTCAATCGTCCAAACTGTTCCCATTTCCATAGTGTTGTCATTCAAAAAATCAAAGGTTGATTTAAGAAACACATGTCTATTTTTATTAGACTTATGTCTATATATTATTGACCTATCCTCTTTGAAAGAATTTCTCACTTTGAAAGTATAGCCTAACTCATTGATATACCGTTCAACTTTATCAAGACTATTGAATTTTAAAGTCTTTAATTTTGAGTCTTGGATTACTTGCATATTCAATTTACCATTAGGATTTTTACATTTGGTTTTCATAATCATCTCCGATTGTTTTGAAAGAAAAGCAAGGAATGTTCCCTGCCAAGCCGACACCCATTTTACCGACCAAGCCGAAAAAAGCAAGGCAACTTAACAAACTTAAGATATACTTATACTTTAAGTTTGCTAAGACTTAAACACAACCTTAAAATTATACTTAAATTCAAACTTAAATTTAAAGTTATCCACAAGTTATACATACTTATCTACAAGATATATACAAGTTATACATAAGTTATCCACAGGTTATTAAGCTTAAATTCGCCCTCAACCAACCGCCTACTTAAAAAACTCCCTCAACCAACCGACAAACTTAAAACTCGAGTCTTAAATTTAAATTTAATTAACTTACTTACTTTTTTGGTATGGTCGGATGCCATATAAAAAGCAATTACGAAGTAATTTCACTATTTTATGTATAGATTTGTCTTAAAAACATAACTTATAGGCAGAAAAAAACTCTCTCACTTGTAAGGCGAGAGAGTCTTTGAGGTTTTAGCTAACCTTCTCTTTGAGATACAAAGCTATTTTATCAAGATATACTTTTGGAAGAGATTTACCTTGAAGAAGTGTATGAGCTTTCTTGAAGGTAAGTCTTTCATCTTTAGCAAGGCTATAAAGACAGCCTGTAATTTGCTTTTGAAGCTTCCAGTTCATCTTAGTACCATTCTTAGCGAATTTGTACCCAATTGCTTGACATTGGCGGAACGAAGCTGGGCTAGAAGTTCTGTCTTTGTCGAATGCGTTTATATCAAATGTATTTTCCATATTTTTCTCCTTTAAGAAATGGATTTATAAATACCTGCAATGTAGTCTTGCAAGTGGTTAGTATCAGAAGCGTTAGTGCATCTGAGTTTCACAGCATGAATGCCACTTACGAATAAATCCATAGTGTACATTTGTGCTTGAGAAATCGTTGGAAACTCGATAGTTTCGTTGTTTGAGTAGCTGATTAGTATCATTTTATCTCCTAAATTAAAATAGGTTCTTTTGTCCGTGAAGACTTTCAAGTTGCAAATGCTTGAGTTTTACGCAGTAAAAGTTTTATAGATTTCCGAGTCTTCGAGGAAATACTGTAAACATTTGTCACTTTAAAGTCTTTATGGAATTGTAAACCTGTTTAATAGGAGATATTAATGATACTTATCAGGTAGTTAAGCATCGAAACTATCTGAATTTCCACGATTTGTCGAGTGCGAGTGTGCAGTATGGTTTTAATCGTTAGTGGGATTTATGGTGTGTTAAGTCAGATAGTGCTAATGGTTCAGATGCTGAACACTTGGAAGGCTTAACAGTGCAGAGTGTTTATGGATTTATTTCTTGAAGGGGACAAATGTGAGAAAATACACTTGATATAAATGTGTTTGAGAAAGACTAGAAGTTCAGTTCAGATTTGTTTTGACAGTGTCAGGCAATTGGACATACAAATTTGATATGGATGGTGCTTTAGTTGAACTAGGAAGGTTTAAAAGGATATTACAGACTGTCAATGACATAGTCTTGATAAATATGGAAGGCTTTTAAGTCCCTTCAAGAAAGTTTATGCAGTTATTTAAAACTAAGTAAATCCCAAAAGTATATCTAAGATATTATAGTTTTGTATCCATAGAGGAGAGTTTGGTAAAGCCCAAAGACTCCGAAGCCTTTCAAGTGAGATAGTAACCATTGAGGTCTAAAGTTATGCAATCTCAAATCTAGTTAGGGGGTGGCAGGAGACCATACCCTCTACCCTATATATCTATAGCATGATTATACATTATATGAGAAAATGACCATTAACCAGAACTAGTTAACGCCCCGACATCAAAACTCTAAAATCTTTAAAGACTTTAAAGGTATTTTTAGACACACAAATCCCTCCACCTTGTAGATGTCTTTTTCATGTCTCTGGGGGATATATTGACCGTGGGGGACCACAATGTTATTGTACACTTCAAATTCACTTTTGTCAAGTCTTTAGAGAAAAAAGTTAAAAAACTTAAAAAGACTTGACAAGTTTTAAATCAAACGGTATACTAAATGCATGGCTATACTTCCATCAATAGATAATAATACTCGTAAAAGAGAACTAACTGAAAAGCAACAGTCTTTCCTTAATCATCTGGTAGATACTAATGGTGATGCTAAAAAGGCTGCTGAACTTGCAGGTTATACTTCTCACTACCATCACGTTGTAAAGACTTTAAAGTCTGAGATACTAGAACTTACTCAAGAGATACTAGCTAACTCAGCTCCTAAAGCTGCATTTAAGGTGGTAGAGATAATGGAATCTAAAAGACCCATTGTACAGGCTAATAACAAACTAGCTGCTGCACAGACTTTACTTGATAGGGTTGGAGTTTCTAAAGTAGATAAGATAGATGTCAATCATAATATGAATAGTGGTGGTATCTTTCTTATGCCCGATAAGGCACCTTTAGACTTAGAAGAAACTGAAGATGGTGACTATGAGGTAGTTGATGACTAAGCTTTGGATAACTGAGTTTGTTAATGAAGAAGGTATAGGACTTGGTCCTTACATTAAAGCAGAGACAGTAGGAGAAGCTAATAGAATAGCTATACAATACGGGTTGTTAGTACTTGGAGAGATTCAAGAACTACAACACGATACAAAAGTAAAAGAAAGGACACTACACTAATGAGCAAGAAAGACCCTAGACTAGCAAGAGCAGGAGTATCTGGTTTTAATAAACCTAAAAGAACTCCTAATCACCCTAAGAAATCACACATAGTTGTTGCCAAAGAAGGTGATAAGATAAAGACTATTAGGTTTGGTCAAAAAGGTGCTAAGACTGCTGGTAAACCTAAAGCAGGTGAGTCAGACAGAATGAAAGCAAAGAGACGTTCTTTTAAAGCAAGACACGCTAAGAACATTAAGAAAGGTAAAATGTCAGCAGCCTATTGGGCTGATAAGGTTAAGTGGTAGTCCGCAGGACTAGGTAAGACTATGCCACAACTAGGAAGCGATGACAAACCTGTCTTAATGACAAACAAAAAAAATAAAGGCAGACTTTATGGACCTTCATGGCATGGAGGTAAAGGAGCTGCACCTAGAGTAAACGTACATTCAAAACAATACAGAGATAACTGGGATTCAATTTTTAATAAAGGAGGCAAAGATGCCAATAAAAAAGAAGACGAAGAGTAAATCAACTGTAAATAAAGCCGGTAACTATACGAAGCCGACTATGCGTAAGAGGCTTTTCGAGAAGATTAAAGCCGGTACTAAAGGTGGTAAAGCCGGACAATGGTCTGCTCGGAAAGCCCAGCTCTTAGCAAAAGAATATAAAGCCAAAGGGGGAGGCTATAAATAAAATGAAAAGGATTAAAGAATTTATGATTAAGATGATGGATAAAGCAAAGAAATGTTATTCAAAGCTTTTTAAAAAATGTTTAACACCAGAGAAAAAAAATGTCAAATCTAAAAAAGTCTCAAAGAAGTCTTAGAGCTTGGACTAAACAAAAATGGCGTACCAAGAGTGGTAAAAAATCGTCAGAGACAGGGGAAAGGTATCTCCCAGAGAAGGCTATTAAGGCACTCTCAAAAGAAGAATACGCAAGAACAACAAGAAAAAAAAGAGAAGATACTAAAAAAGGAAAGCAACACAGTAAACAACCAAAGAAAGTTGCAAGAAAAACAAGAGCTTATAGAAAAGTAAAATGAAAGATGGTTATATAACAAGGACTTCCTCAACCATACCTTTTGGGTATGAGTTAGATGAAGAGTCTGATTCTTTTCTTAGACCTATAGAAGAAGAATTAAAAGTATTAAAAGAAGTTACAGAAGCAGTATTTCATGGTGAAATTAGTCTAGGTATTGGAGTAGACTGGTTGGAGGCAGAAACAGGACGTAAGATGTCACGACCCGGATTAAAAAAACACGTAGACAAAGTTTATGGAAGAAGATAAAAATAATTCTAAAAAATACTTGACAAATCCTGATGGGAGTTATATACTAAAGAAAGACGGTACACCAAGGCTTAGACCGGGTAGACCTAAAAATTCAGAACTATCTGGACTTAAGTTGGCTTTACAAGCAAAGAAGAAGCTAACTAAAAAGAATCAGAAAGTTAAAAAGCTAACAAGAAGTTTAGCTAGAGTCAAGAAAGAACTTGACTATGAAGAGAAAGTTTTAACATCTAATGTTTTAACTGAGTCAGAAACTAAACAGTTACCTGACCCTATACAAAAACATATAGATGAAACAGGTTCTTATGTGGCTTTTATGCCAAACGAAGGACCTCAAACAGACTTTCTTGCTGCTGGTGAGAAAGATGTTCTTTACGGTGGAGCAGCAGGTGGTGGTAAAAGTTTTGCAATGTTAATAGACCCATTGCGATACTGTCACATAACAGAGCATAGAGCTTTGATACTTAGAAGGTCTATGCCAGAACTTAGAGAGATTATAGATAAATCTCGAGAACTTTATCCTAGAGCCTTTAAAGGTGCTAAGTTTAAAGAAGTAGAAAAGTTATGGCAGTTCCCAAGTGGAGCAAAGATTGAGTTTGGGTTCTTGGAACGAGATGCAGATGTTTATCGTTACCAAGGACAAGCGTACAGTTGGATAGGGTTTGATGAGATAACTCACTTACCCACAGAGTTTGGATGGAACTACTTAGCATCACGTTTAAGAACTACCAATCCAGAACTTAAGACATATCTAAGATGTACAGCTAACCCCGGTGGTGTTGGTGCTGCTTGGGTTAAAAAGAGATACGTAGAACCTGCAACAGAGAATAAAAGTTTTATAGGTAAAGACGGTCTCACTAGAAAGTTTATACCAGCTAAGTTACAGGATAATCCATACTTAGCAGAAGACGGTGAATACGAAAGGATGCTACAGTCCTTACCGGCAGTTCAAAGAAAACAACTGTTAGAAGGTAACTGGGACATAAATGAAGGAGCAGCCTTTGCTGAGTTTGAACCTCCGGTTCACGTCATACCACCTTTTGAGTTACCGGGGTGGTGGGAAAGAGTTAAAGCAGTAGACTATGGTTATGCTGCTGAAAGTTGCTGTTTATGGGCTGCTATCGACCCTGAAGACAAGACCATCATAATATATAGAGAACTATACAAGAAAGGTCTAACAGGCGAAGCACTCGGAGACGCAATTACCGAAATGGAAGGTAATGAAATAAAATCCATTACTGGTGTACTAGATACAGCAGCTTGGTCAAGGACTGGTTATACTGGTCCTACCATAGGTGAAATTTTAGTTAATAAAGGACATAAACTAAGACGAGCTGATAAAAATAGAGTAGCAGGTAAAGCTCAGATACATGAGCATTTACGAGTAAATAAAGGTACTGGAAGACCTAGATTGCAGATATTTAATACATGTCCCAATCTAATTAAAGAACTTCAAGGTTTACCATTATCTAAAACGAATCCAGAAGATGTGGATACTCATGCTGCTGACCATGCTTACGATGCTCTAAGGTATTTAATTATGAGCAGACCAAGAATGGACCATCCTCATGATAGGATGTTAAGAATAAAAGAAGATTTATATAAACCTGCTGATACAGGATTTGGTTATTAATATGGTAGAAGACAACACATTCTTAAGAGCTAACGACATCTATGAAGAAGTTGAAGGTGAATCTGGAGTTCAACTTACACTTGAAGAAGACCAACAAAGAAATATAATTGGAACTATTAAAGATAGATTTCAAATAGCTGAAGATGCTAGACAAACTGATGAACGTAGATGGTTAAGAGCATATGAAAACTACAGAGGTTTATACGCTAAAAATATTAAGTTTAGAGAATCTGAAAAGTCTCGAGTATTTGTAAAAGTTACAAAGACTAAAGTACTTGCAGCATTTGGACAACTTGTAGATGTTATTTTTGGTACAGGTAAATTTCCAATAGGAATTTCCGAAACTAAAATACCTGAAGGCGAAACAGACTACGCACATTTAGATACTTCAAACCCTACACCGGGATTAGAAACTACTGAAGGTGAACTACCTGATGACTTTGGTAATCGAGAAGGTGCTAATAGAAATCCTTATGATGTTGGTTACGAAGGTGACGGTAAAACTTTAAAGCCTGGAGCTACTTACTACAACGGTATTTTTGAAGATAGTCTTGAAGACCAAGCAGAAGAACTAGGTATATTAAAAGATGGAGCTAGTCCTGACCCACAAGTTTTAGAATTAAGTCCTGCACAAAGAGCTGCAAGACGAATGGAAAAACTTATCCATGACCAAATAGAAGAGTCTAATGGTAATGCTGAAATGAGAAATGCTCTTTTAGAATCTGCTTTACTTGGTACAGGGATTGTAAAAGGACCATTTAATTTCAATAAGAAACTTCATAAATGGGATACAGACGAAGAAGGTAATAGAACATATAATCCTATAGAAGTTAGAGTACCTAGAATAGAATTTGTAAGTTGTTGGGATTTTTATCCAGACCCTAACGCAACTAATATGGAAGAATGTGAATACGTTATCCATAGACATAAAATGAATAGAAGTCAATTAAGGCAGTTACGTAATATGCCTTACTTTGATGAAGATGCAATACGTAATGCAATCCAAATGGGTGCAAACTACGAAGAAAAAGATTTTGAAAGTCAGTTAAAAGATGATGCAAGATATGATGAAGAAGTAGGAACTAACTTTGAAGTTCTAGAATACTGGGGAATCATGGATGCTGAATACGCTAGAGAAGTTGGTATTGATTTACCTAAAAGTGTTGATGACTTAGATGAAGTACAAGTTAATGTATGGACATGTGGACATTACATTTTACGAGCTGTATTAAATCCATTTACTCCATATAGAATCCCATATCATGCTTTTCCATACGAAAGAAATCCTTATAACTTTTTTGGTATTGGTGTAGCAGAGAATATGGATGATTCACAACAGATTATGAATGGTCATGCAAGAATGGCTATAGATAACTTAGCAATGTCTGGTTCTCTTGTATTTGATGTAGATGAGTCTGCTTTAGTTGGTGGACAATCAATGGAAATATATCCGGGTAAAATATTCAGAAGACAAGCTGGTATGCCGGGTCAAGCTATACATGGTTTAAAGTTTCCTAATACATCACAAGAAAACTTAATGATGTTTGACAAGTTTAGACAACTTGCAGACGAACAAACAGGTATACCTAGTTATTCACACGGACAAACAGGTGTTCAAAGCATGACAAGGACTGCTTCTGGTATGTCTATGTTACTTGGAGCATCAAGTTTAAATATTAAAACAGTTATCAAAAACCTTGATGACTTTTTATTAAAACCATTAGGAGAAGCATATTTCCAATGGAACATGCAATTTTTAGAGGACGAGTTGGATGTCAAAGGTGATTTAGAAGTTAAAGCTACTGGAACAAATAGCTTGATGCAAAAAGAAGTACGAAGTCAAAGATTGACTATGTTCTTACAAACTGCACAAAATCCTGCTGTTGCTCCATTTGTTAAGATTTCTAAACTCGTAAGTGAACTAGCCTACAGCTTAGACTTAGACCCTGATGAAATACTCAATGACCCTGAAGAAGCTGCAATTATGGCACAGATAATAGGAATGCAAAATGCTGGACAAACAAATGGCGAAGAAGCTCAATCCCTTGGTCAACAATCCCCAATGGGAAGCCTTCAAGGAACACCTGAACAACCTCAAGAACTTGGAGTTACAGGCACTGGTGGTGGCAACATCGGAACAGGAAATGTACCGGTTGCAGGGGAAGCTGAATTTTCTGGAACGCCTAGGGCAGTTGGACCTACAGGTTAAAGAAGCAATAACAAGAAAAGAGGAGATATAATGTTAAAGCCTGATTACATAGATATAGATAAAGATGGGAATACAACTGAGCCTATGAAAAAAGCTGCTAAAGAAAAAGAAAGAGTTAATAGACAAGAAGGTGGTCCAATGTCTATGGACGACCAAATGAAAGCAGCTTTAGTAATTCCAATGGAAGAAGAAATACCAACAGAATCTGAAATGGAAACTGAGATGCCTATGGAATCTGACGGTGAAATGGAAGATAACTACACAAGATTTATAATGGAAGAAGCATTAAGTGAAGAAGAAGAAGATATGCTTATGTCCAAACTAGAACAAGATGAGGAACTATCTATGTTATTTGATAAAATAATAGATGTTGCTCAAGAATTTGCTGGGTCTGGTCCTGTTGAAGGTCCGGGTTCAGGAGTCTCTGACAGCATACCCGCAAGGTTATCTGATGGAGAATTTGTCTTTACTGCAAAAGCTGTAGAAGAAATCGGAGAAGACACTTTAATGTCTATGATGAAAGATGCTGAAGCTAAAGCAGATGAAAGACAAGGTTTAGCAATGGGTGGAAGTCCAGAAGAAAATGAATCTAAATCTTTATTAAGTTCAGGAATTGTCCAAACGGATGAAGTTGCTGAAGATGAATTAAAGAAAAGAATGGTTCAAGGTTCTTCTGATTACGTCAGAAGCTAAACACCATAACGATAAAGCTACCTGAATTAATTAATCAGCCCTTTATCAAACTAAAACCAAAAGGCTACCTTTACAAGAACAAGCCCTCTAGTCGACATAGAGCTACCTTGTCAAACGAAGCCCCGAGTAGGAGAAAAGAAAATGACTAATACAGTCCAAAAAGAGGAAACGCCAAACCCTTATAACGCAAAGAAAGATTGGCACAAAGGAGACGATAAACCTTTTGTATCATCTCAAAGTATGTTTTTTGAAGAGCCTTCTGAAAAGAATAAACTCTTTAAAAGTAATGATATAACTGAAGTGGAAGCTGAAGGAAGTGTTAATACTGAAGAACTGGAAACTACTAAGGATACACCTTATAAAAGACCAGACTATAAAAAAAGATACGATGATTTGAAAAAACATTACGATAGTAAACTTAATGAGTTTAAAAGCAGAGAAGAAGAGTTATTAAATCAAGTTCAACAACCTGAATATAAAGCTCCAAAAACTGAAGAAGAACTTGAAAAGTTTAAAAATGATTATCCTGATGTTTATGAAGTTGTAGAAACAGTTGCACATCTACAGTCGGAGTCTAAAGCAAAAGTTCTAGAAGAACGCCTTAGTAAACTCCAAGAGAGAGAAAATCAACTAGTACGACAAGATGCAGAAAAAAGGTTAATGGAAAGACATCCTGATTTTGAAGATATCAGAAATAGTGATGACTTTCATGGTTGGGCAAAAGAACAGCCTAAGTCTATCCAAGATTGGATATACTCAAATGCTGACGATGCTGACCTAGCTTCACGTGCTTTAGATTTGTTTAAAAAAGATTTTGGTATTGAACCTACAAAGACTAAGTCATCTTCTAAACCGACCAGAAAATCTGCTGCAGATATGGTTTCTACTAAAACAACTAGTGTAGAACCAGCTCAACAGAAAATATGGTCAGAAAAGGAGATTGCTGCAATGAGTGTTGCTGAATTTGATAAATTTGAAAAAGAAATATCAGATGCAATGCAAGAAGGCAGAATCATTAAATAAACTATAATTAACTACAAGGAGAAAGTATCATGGCTCAATATTTTGAACCCTCAACAGATACAGATGCTAACTTTGCAAACTCCGTAGCAGGACAAACTAATAGTTTCTTTTTACCTTCGGTTTACTCTAAAAAGGTTTTAAACTTCTTTAGAAAAGCCTCAGTGGTAGAAGCTATTACTAACACCGACTATGCTGGTGAAATATCTGCTTATGGAGACTCTGTAAAGATTATCAAAGAACCTGTCATTTCAGTATCAGACTACACAAGAGGTAGTGATACTACTGACACAAAACTAACTGACCAAGAAATAACTTTGGTTGTTGACAGTGCTAAAGCTTTCAAATTCATCGTAGATGATATTGAAACAAATATGTCACATGTGAACTTCAAAGAAGTTGCTTCAAGCTCTGCTGCATATGCATTGAAAGATTCATATGATGCTGCTGTTTTAGCAACTATGTTTGCTGGTGTATCAGCTTCATCACCTGACCATATCATCGGAGCAGATGCTGCTGCTGGTACTGGTGGTGTTGCAGAAACTACAGCTTCTGTCGACCTATTAGGTTCTGACGGAACTGGTGTAGATGCTATTGACCTTATGGCAAGAATGGCAAGACTTTTAGACGACCAGAATGTACCTGAAGAAGGTAGATGGTTTGTTGCACCTCCTTCATTCTATGAAGAGTTGTCACAATCTGGTTCTAAGCTATTAAGTGTTGACTTTAACGCTGGTCAAGGCTCAATCAGAAATGGTTTAGTTTCAAGTGGAAAACTAAGAGGATTTGATATGTACAAATCTAACAATATCGCTACGCCTACAACGGCTACTGGTAAAGTTATGGCTGGACATATTAGTTCTACTGCTACTGCTAACACTATCCTTTCAACAGAAGTGTTGAGAGACCCAACATCGTTTGGTGATATTGTTAGAGGTTTACATGTCTATGGTGCGAAAGTACTTAGAGATGATGCCTTAGTATCAGCTTTTTATGCAATTGACTAATATCAATTCGGGGGAGTCTTCGGACTCCTCCACTTTTTAACAAGGAGATAAAAATGAAACACGGAATGAAACACGGAAAAGAAAAAAGAAAAGAAATGATGATGGGTGGATATAACATGAAACCTAGAGATAAAAAAATGGGTGGTGGTAGAATGCAATATGCTAAAGGTGGTTCAGCTCAACCTATGTATGCTCATGGAGAATGTCCTAAAGCTTCAGCTAACTAAGTATGAAAGTTAAGGCACCAAAGGGCTACCATTGGATGAAACAAAAAAATGGTAGTTATAAATTAATGAAACACTCAGGTAAGTTTGTTAAACATAAAGGTGCAAGTTTAACAGCTAACTTTTCAATTCAAAAGGTTCACAAAAAATAATGGCTACTACATATCTTGACATAACTAATGAAGTATTAAGAGAACTCAACGAAGTTCCACTAACTGCTGCAAACTTTACAAATGCTACAGGTATTCAGAAATTTGTTAAAGATAGTATAAATAAAGCTATATTTGATATAGCTAATGAAGAACCTCAATTACCTTTCTTTTCTGCAGGAGCCAGTGGAGAGATAGACCCTTTTTATGGGAACGTAACAGTACCTACAGTAGCAGGACAAAGATGGTATACATTAAAAGATGGTAGTTCTAGTATCACTACTGATTATGCTTCAATAGATTGGGATGATTTTTATGTAACAACAATTAACGTAAGTGGAGAAACAGCACCTTATGTTTCTGAAGGATTAAAATTTCTTACACTTGCTGATTGGAAAAGATACTATAGAGATAGCGAAAACGAAGATGATGCTAACTCACAAAACTATCGAGAACCTAAGTTTGTTATTAAGTCTCCAGATAGTAGAAAGTTTGGATTAAGTCCAATACCTGAAAAGGTTTATAATGTACACTTTTATGCTTTCGTAAGACCGACTGCTTTATCGGCTTATGACGATACAATCGTTTTACCAGAGCAATACAGTAATATAATAACAGCAAGAAGTCGTTATTACATTTGGCAGTTTAAAGAAAGCCCACAACAGGCTGCTTTTGCACTGGATGATTATAAGAAAGGAATGAAACATATGAAATCTAATCTTATGAATCCAGCTCCAAAGTATATGACAGACGATAGAACTTACTTTTAAATATGGCACGTTCACAACCTTTTACCGTAGCATGTGCAGGTGGATTAGTAACATCAGCTAACTCAATAGATTTATTACGTACACCCGGTGTAGCTACTGTTTTACAAAATTTTGAATCTTCCACATCAGGAGGATATAGACGTATTAATGGTTATGAAAAATTTGGTAGAGCTAGTGCAACTAGACCTACAGGTACTTCAACAATTATATTAGGAACATTTCCATATGCAGATGGAGTTATAGTTACAGCAAGTGATGCTATTTATTTTAGTAATGATGGTATTAGTTGGTTACAAATAAATAAATTATCTGCAGGTGGCGGTGACGATTATGCAACCTTTACAGGTAAATCAGCTTCTGTTAGAACTAATCAAGGACAAGCTCAGTTTGCTCTTTTTGAAGCAGCTACTCAAGATTATGGTGAAGTTATTATTGCAGACGGAGTTAATAAACCTTGGTCTTTTCGTATGGAAGGCACAGGTGATTTAGATACTAGAACATTTTTTACATTTGAAATAACAGTTACAGGTAGCGAAGGTGTAAAATATATTACATCTCATAATCATCATTTAATAGCTGCAGGTGTAACAGAAAATGAAAACGTAATTTACTATAGTGTTTATAACGACCCTGATAACTTTACAGGTTCTGGTGCAGGTGCAATAACTATATCAGATAAAATAGTAGGTGTTAAAGGTTTCCGTGAAGATTTATTTATATTTTGTCAAAATAGTATTCATAAATTAATAAATATTAATAATTCTGCTACTATTGCTGTAGTACCTGTTGCAGAAAATGTAGGTTGTTTAAGTGGTTATAGTATTCAAGAGATTGGTGGTGACTTAGTATTCTTAGCACCAGATGGTCTTAGAACTATTGCAGGTACAGCAAGAATTGGTGACGTAGAATTAGGAACAGTTAGTAAAGCAATACAGCCTATTATAACAGAGCTATCAGAAAATGTCAATAGCTTTATTATAAATAGTATTGTTTTAAGAGATAAATCTCAATATAGATTATTTTATACTAATGTAGGCTTGACAAATGCTTCACAAAGAGGTATAATAGGTACATTAAGACCAAATGGTTTTGAATGGTCTGAAACATTAGGTATAGAAGTTGGAGCTATTAATTCTGGATTTGATAATGAAGGAATAGAAAAATTTTATCATGGTGATACAGATGGATATGTTTATATCCACGATTCAGGTGATAATTTTGATGGTTCTGCAATTGATGCAAGATACCAAACACCAAACTATGATTATGGTGACTTCGGAACTTTAAAAACTTTACACTATGTTAAACTTTCTATAGGTCCAGAAAACGAAGTTCAACCTACATTAAGAGTAAGGTTTGATTATGATAGTAACGAAACACCACAACCAGAAGATTACGTATTAGATTCTGTACCAGCTCCCTCTATATTTGGAAGTGCTTTATTTGGCACTGCAAAATTTGGAGCATCAGAACAACCTTTAGTTAGATTAGCATTACAAGGTAGTGGTTACTCTAATAGCTTTAGAATACTAACAAACGATACAAACGCACCTTATACAATAAACGGACTATACATAGATTACATTCCATCAGGTAGGAGATAAAAACAATGGCAGGTTATACAAGACAAAGTACATTTGCAGACGGAGATACAATTACTGCTGCATTATTTAACAATGAGTACAACCAATTATTAAATGCTTTTAATAGTTTAACTGGACATAAGCATGACGGTACTACTGGAGAAGGAGCTGTTATAGCTTTAATTGGAGATACTGGTGTAGCTACTCCTCTTAATAAAGTATTAATAGATACTACAAATGACCACATAGAATTTTGGATAGATGTATCTAGTACTTCTGTACAACAATTATATATTGCAGATGGAGCTATTATTCCTGTCACAGATAACGATATAGATTTAGGCACAAGTTCATTAGAGTTTAAAGATATTTATATTGATGGAACTGCCACCATTGATACATTAACTGTTGATGAAGCTGCTACTATTGGAACTA